ATTTAACTTGGTACAATGCTAATATACCTTGTGAGGAATGTGCAAAGAAGAGAAATAACCCAACCAAAGAGACTAATAAAACTTATGAAGAAAGAGAAGAAAATTAAAAATCCTTTAAATTACCCAAAAGAGGAACAGGATTAAAAGAAAGATACATTTCATTACTTAAAAGGTCGGTTAATAAAAAATAATTATCTTTTGGTTGTTAATAGCACCCAAAAGATGAGAAATATGGAAAAAAAGAATGGAAAAAAAGATTTGTTAAACGCTACTATTAGCTCAAACGGATGGGAAATAGAATATAGCAGTTATGAGGGGACAACTTGGGATTACTGGCAAGATTACTGGTATCCTTATGTAATAAAAGAGAGTTATCCAGTATATATTCAAGAAAAAGCAATAGACAAAGGAAGAAAGGCTTTTGAGATAATTAAAATGTTGAGAGACAAAAAATTATTGGAAGTAAATACAGTTAAAAAGTTTATTGAGCTAATGGATACTTTAATAAAAATTTTATAAAAGGTCGTTAAAAAAATAATTAAGATTTTGTCTCCTAATTGGAGGAACGAAATCTATATATGAAAAAAGAAAGTAAAACAATTAAAGAGGAGAGCAGATCTATGCTGTGCTTCATCGCACTATTCAACGCTTTATAAAAGAGAAATATAATGAATATAAAAAATTATATCCGTATACCTTTGAGGGTGGAAGTTGGAGAGGTGAACCTACTTTTTTGGATTGGCTATTAAAAGAAATCAACCAAAAATAAACAAAATGGCTAAAAGAAAACCTATTTTTAATTAAATTTTGGGAGGTAAAATGATAATTTATATATTATTAATACTATTCTGGTTGCTCGTCGCTGTTTTATATTTAAGTTCATCAAAAGGTGAAATTAGAATTAAGCCAGAGAGCAATCCTGATGTTGCCTATATTAAAAGATTCAGAAACGAAAAAGGGGAAGGTGGGCTTATAATTTACAAGAAAGACATTGAAAGAATGAAGAAAAGACCACCATCAAAAAGAAAATATGGCGAATTTTCTATGAAATCAAAAGAATATAAATATTGTGAAAAATATGGACATATTTGGGATACAATAAGTCAATATCCACACCTAAACCATATTACAACTGGTTGTAGTTATTGTGGGCTTGATTGTTATGAGCCTAAGAAGAAACAAAAGAAAAAAAATGACTATGGAAAGATGACAGACTATCTTGTAAACTTAATGTCGTAATATTAACTTCTGGCGAGTATATCGTTAATATCAACTTCATCTTCTAAGGGAAATGGTCTGCGGTTAGTTGCTCTGCGGTGTTTATCAACTTTTCTTGCCTCTTCGTCATCTAATTCAGTACATTCGTCAGAAGGATCAGTACTTAGAAAGGCCATTACTACTTCACCTCCCCTCTTTTCCAAAAAAGTGTAAGCATTATCCGGCTGATACTTGTTTTTCCAATCTTTTAAAGAGACGATTTTTTTCACCCACTTAAAACTTGACATCTTAGTTCTTAATCCAGTCTTTGGCGTAAGATGGAATTACGAAATCTTCTTCCAACTTCCCACCAGAGAATTCTGGTAATTTAATTTTTATTGTATTGATAGTCCAATTATCCGTCCATTCTTCCTCAGATTCTTCAAACCATTCCATACACTTGATTATCTCTTCTGGTTTTCTTTTGGCAAGGAACATACTTTTAATTGCCTGCATTATTGGATCAAACTCTGGTCCGTGCAATTCTACTCCTTTCAGCTCTTGGTATGCTTTTAAGACAGCATCATACCATTCCTTGGGAAATGTCGTAGTTGTCCTTAAGGATTTTTTCTTTTTTTCGGTTGGTTTTTTAACCAACCTATTGTAATAGTTTCTTTTGTAATAGTTTCTTTTGTGTGTCCGCTGGGCTTTACTATTACTAGTCCGCTGGAATTTACCATTACTAGTCCGCTGGGCTTTACTAGTTAAGCGTGGGCGACTAGTCCATTTTTCGTAATTTTTTTGGAATCCATACCTGTTAATTCGTTTTTTCTTTTTATTTAATAGTCCGCTAGACTTAACTAGTAAAGCCTGCTTAACTAGTTCTTTAATAGCAAAACAGACTGTTGGTCTTGATAAATTTGTACCTTCTTCAATTTGAGTCAAAGATATGTTGTCTTCTTTTTTGTGCCAACCATAAGTTTTGCGCAGAATAAACATTAAAACTTGCCACTGACTGCTTGTCAGGTTTAATTTTGCCAATTTTTCAATTATTTCATTGGCGATTGCGGTGTAACCATTTTCTTTTTGTGGATTAGCCATTTTTTTATAATATAATATAATAAAAATCAGCCCTTAACGCCCCGATAGGATATGCACAAACATATACCGTGTCCGATAGTATTGCCTATCGGGGGGTTAAAAGCTGATTGTTGATATACTTTGTGCATAAATAGTGCTATCGGCTATTGTCAGTTTAACAAATCGCTAAATCTTTGTCAAGTGGATAAACTTGACAAATTTGGTGAGTTGAGGATAATAAAAGTGAACCATGAAAAAGAAAACAAAACAAAGAGTGCCAAGAGCAGGAACACCGGCTGGTTATCGTGCTGGTCTTTGGGGCAGAAAAATTAGATCGAAAGGCAGGGGCAGAGGTCTCGGGATCGGCAGAGGCAGGGGCCCAATCGGCAGGAGGAGAAGATGAAGCCGATAGACAAAGAGCTTGACAGGCTCTGGTCGGAAATAATCAGAAAAAGAGGAAAATGCGAACGATGCGGCAGGACTGACAGGCTTCAGGCGGCTCATATTATCTCCCGCTCCCATCGGAACACTCGTTGGGATCTTATGAATGGTCTATGTCTGTGTGGAGGCTGTCATATCTTTTTTGCGCACAAAGAACCATTAGAATTTGCGGAGTTTGTAAAGAAAAAATTGGGCAAGAAAGAGTATGATAACTTAAGAGCCAGAGGGCAAATGGTAGTTAAAAATCAGGACAAAGAGGCAATTAAGATGTATTTAAAAAAAGAATATGAGAAACTTTAGGTGGTATGAAGAAGAATTTAGCAGAAAAAGACTGCATAGGCCTGCTTGGCCGGCAGACAGGCCTGCCTCGTCGGCAGATAGGTTTATGATTACGAGTAGAGTTTTCTATTCTTCAGGAATTTATGATTGGGAAAAAGAAAGAAAAAGGTCTTTAGCTCTCAGACACTTAAAAGGGCAGCATCAAGCCAGAAAAGAAGGACTTAAAAAGTTATCCACAGATGATATAATTGATTTTAGTGAGAAATTAGAGAAATTATTATGACCAAGAAGATTGAATGTGCTATCACTCGTGATTATAGAGGCAATCCTAAAATTAAGATAACGCAGGATTGTCCACAGATAACTTTAGATGTCTATACGGACGATATTAACTTACTTCAAAGTTGGGTGGACGAGGAGTTGATAATATGTCAAAAATAATTAGCAATGACGAACTTAAAAAACAATTTGTGGAGTATTACAAGAATGTGCCTGTAATTAAATATGGGGCAATGAGAATCGGAAAAGATAGAGGTACTATTTATAACTGGTTAAAGAAAGATTCAGCGTTTTCAACCCAGGTCAAGAGAGCCAGAGCTGAATGGGTTAAAAAAACACTTAAAAATGCAAATTCAGAATTTAAACTTTCCAAATTAGAAAAGAAATTATTTGGTGAGTTGGGAAGTGAAGAAAATCCACAGGCATTAAGAATAGTTTTAACTGATGAAAAGAAAGAAAATAGAGCTTCATCCGAAGCAGAGTGAGATTTATAGATCCCCTGCAAGATTTAAGATTATTAGAGCAGGTAGAAGATTTGGTAAGACATTTTTTTGCGTTGCGGTTCTAATTGAAAAGGCAGGCAGGGGAAAAGGGAGAAGAGAATACTGGTTTGTGGCACCTTTTTACAAGCAAGCCAAAGAAATAGCTTGGCAGATGCTTTTGGATATGATGCCCAAAAACTGGACATTGAAAAAAAATGAAGTTGATCTGTCTATTGTTCTGCGTAATGGGTCCACCATTAAATTAAAGGGAGCGGACAATCCAGAATCACTGAGAGGAGTAGGAGTGGCGGGAGCCATTCTTGATGAATATGCTTTTATGCGTCCTTATGTGTGGGAAGAAGTTATCCGTCCTATGCTTTTTGACTCGGGCGGCTGGTGCATTTTTATTTCAACTCCGAAGGGATACAATCATTTCTACGATCTGTGGAAAGAAGCTCTTGGACAGAACGACTGGGCAAGATTTCATTACACCAGTTATGATAATCCATATCTTTTAAGAGAAGAATTAGATAAATCCAAGGCAGAAATGAGTGAAGAGAGATTTGAGCAAGAAGTGATGGCTGAATTTACGCGGAAGAGCGGTGCGGTTTGGCCAATGTTCAGAAGAAAAATTCATGTCAAAAAGAGAAGAGAACCAAAAGCAGATGCAATTATTGTGGGATCAATAGATTTTGGCTTTGCGGTCGGACATCCGACTTCAGTTCTCTGGCACGAGATAGATGGAGAATATATTTATACATTTGATGGTTTTTTGGAGGAGGGTCGAACCATTGAAGAGATTGATGAAAGAATGAAAGGACAAGTGCAGGGACTTGTGGTGCGGGGAATTTATCCTGATCCCTCCAGACCAGATTTAATAAAAGCATTGACAGACAGAGGATGGAATTGTCTTGAAACACAGACGGATGTTGAACTGGGAATTACTAAGGTGGCGGAATATATGAGCGTCAATCCGCTTACAAAAAAACCGCGTTGGACTATTTCAGAACACTTAGAGGATGAAATAAGACAGATAGAGGAATACGAGTGGATGGAAGTAAGAGGGAGAGACGGCAAATTTAGGCAGTTTCCTAAAAAAGAAAATGATGATTGTCCGGATGCACTTAGATACTTTATTTTTTCCTACCTTAAACCAAAGAAAGAAGAAGCATATTATCATGAAGAATACCAAAGACAAAAAGCGAACAAATACACAGGATATGCCTAAATATCTAATTACAGGTGCCGGAGGCACTTTGGGCAGAGAATTTGTCAGGCAGCTGATGGACAGGGCAGAAGTCACCGCACTTGACAATAATGAATGGGCACTGGCTGAAATGAAAGAATGGGAGGGAAAAGTAAAATTGGTTCTTAGGGATTTCGTAAATGCCGAAATTAAGAATCATATTATTATCCATTGTGCCGCTTACAAGCATGTTGATTTATGTGAGCAAAACAAAGATGCCTGCACGGAAAATAATGTAGAAAAAACCAAAGTAATTCATTCAAGAGCAATGTGGCAGAAAAAAGATTTTATTTTTATCTCTTCGGATAAAGCAGTAGAGCCGGAAGGACACTACGCTGAAACAAAAAAAGTAATGGAAGATATAATCATAGCGAGCGAATACGGCAAGATAATCAGGTTGGGTAATATTTATGGTTCTTCGGGTTCTGTTATCCCTGTTTGGGAAAAACAAATCAAAGAGGGTAAACCGCTTACTATCACTGATTTGAGAATGAAGCGGTTTTTTATTGATGTGCGGGATGCGGTAGCCAAAATACTTCAGCTAATCCCTGAAATGAAAAATGGACAGATAGGAATTCCTGAAATGGGTAAAGCTATTACTCTTGAAGATTTACGCAATAAAGTTTTAAGTATGCACGGGCTGAACAAGAATTACTTATGCCATATCATAGGCAAAAGAGAGGGTGAAAAAATGGAAGAGAAACTGGTAGGCAAAGATGAAAAAGAAGTGTTAAGCATTAAAGGAATCGGAAAAGTTTATGAAAAAACAAACACATAAAGGCAGGCGTTCTTGCAGATATTTGCGGATTGAACTTATTGCTCCTTGGGATAAAGATTATTTAAAAGCCAGAGGAATTAAACAGATAGATTCTTACTTTCCTACGATTGAGATACCGCATAGATGTCCCCAACTTCGGAAGGACGGCAGTTGTAAGTTAGGAAATAAGAAACCAAAAATTTGTAAAAGGAGACATTATGAAAATTTTAATTACCGGTGATTGCGGTTTTATTGGAACTCACACCAAAAGAGCACTAAAGAAAAAAGGGTATGAAGTAATAGGGTATGATATTAAAAGAGATCCGCGAGAAGACATCTGTAATTCTGAACATTTGTCTTATTTTATTGAGAAAGGGGATAAGATACTTCATTTAGCGGCTGTGTCTCGGTTTAGAGATGCCGATAATAATCCAGCTGAGGCATGGAGAACTAATGTAGGCGGCACTGCTTCAGTTCTGGAAACAGCCACCAAAAAGAAAGCAGAACGGATAGTGTATTCATCAACAGGTTCGGCACTTATGCCTATCTGGACTAATCCCATCACAGAACACAATACAGACCTTGAAGGTAATTCGCATTATGGTATGACTAAGGCGGCGGCAGAAAAATTGTTCAGACTTTCACAATACAAAGTTCCTTATGTGATTTTGAGATATGGACACATATACGGCAAAGGAAAAATAGGACACGGAGCTGTTAATATTTTCATTGAGAGAATGGAAAGAGGACTGAAACCGGTAATATATGGCGGAAAACAATCCAACGAGTTCTGTCTGTCTGGAAAGACTAAAATTTTAATGAGTGATTTTAGTTGGAAGAATATTAAAGATATTAAAATTGGAGAGAAAGTAATATCTTTTGATGAACAACCAATTAATAAAAAAAGAAAGTTTAAAATTTCAAAAGTAGTAGCTAATTCAAAAAGAAAAGATATTTTATATGAGATAAAAACAACAGATGGGACGATAAAGGCGACAAGAAAACATCCATTTTTGACGGAAAAGAACAGATATTCAAAGGTAGAGAATTTGGTTGATAAAAGTAAGTTAAGAAAATTTAGTCAGCCAGTAGATTTTAAAGAAAACAATAAATATAGACAAGGTTATATCGCAGGAGTATTTGATGGAGATGGAAGTATAGGGGTTTATCAATATAAAAACAAGCCAAAAAATTATAGGGCGACCTTATTTGTTACTGATAAAGATTTTTCAGACTATTTTACTAAATGTTTAAAATGTTTTGACCTAAAACCCATTAGGGCTGAGAGACAACCAAATTATCCCAATGCTAAAAGAGAATATGGAGTATTGATATGTAAAAAGTCTGATTATGAAAAAGTCTCAGCTATTATTAGAAATAAGGACTTTGGAAATGAAGATTTTTGTAAGGGTTGGTTAGCTGGTATATATGATTCTGAGGGTGAGTCAATGGCAAATAAAATACATCTGATTGTAGCTTCTAATAATAATGATAAAATAATAAAAAGAATAGAAAGTATATTAGAAAAATTTAATTTTAAATTCTCAACTCATATCAAAAAAGATGGTTGTAAACTTGTGCAAATGTTGGGTGGATTAAACGAGCATATTAGATTTTTTAGTTTATTCAGACCTTCCATTAAAAGGAAATATCCAGATATAAAAAAGAGAGAAGTTAAAGGCAAAAAGGCGAATATTATTTCTATAAAGGAAATTGGAATTGATAATGTTTATAACTTAGAAATTGAGAATACTCACACTTTTATTGCTAATGGTTTTTTAACTCATAACTGTTATATCAAGGATATTGTTCAGGCAAACATTAAAGCACTTGAAACTGAAAATACCAATGAAGTATACAATATAGGGTATGGTAAGGATTATACTATTCAAGAAGTTTATAATATCATCAACAAAATTTTAGATAAAAATATTAAACCAGAATACGGGCCAGCCAGAGTGGTTGATGCTCCTTTTTTCGCCTATGATATTTCAAGAGCAAGGAGAATGTTGGGATACAGACCAAAATGGGATTTAAAGGCAGGTATCAAAGATATGATAAAAGAAATGGGGATTAAATGAAAAAAATCTTAATTTTAGGTGCCGGCGGTCCAGCGGGAGTATTGCTTACAAGATGTCTGAAGGATTTTGATGTTTATGGGACAGATGATGGAGTATGGGCTTCAAAGATGATAGAAGCAAAGACAGACAATGTAATACCTGATTTAATTTTTCCTCTGCCTGATAATTTAATTGTGGCTTATGCCACTTGTCCACAATGCTTTTTGCCTGACCAGAAAGAGATAGAATTATGTCAAGATAAACCGAAACTTGTTAAGGTTTTGCGGGAACTTGCACCTAAAACTATTTGGGAAAGAGAGACAAAAGGTGCAGGCGGTAAAGGTTCAAGGATGGGTTCAGAATACCTACCCGGCAGGAATATATCTTGTGAAATGATATTTAAGAATGGCAAATTAGAAGCATACTTTCAAAAACACAGACTTTCTTATCTTGTTAAAAAGGTAGAACCAAGAGTATTTAGGGGAATTGGAAGTTCAGCAGTCGCAAAGTGTATTGATGACCGCGAAATATTGGATGTTTCTTTAAAGGCTGTGAGCAGAATCTCCAGAAAACCGCAAGGGATTTATGCTGTTGATCTTAGAGAGGATGAATATGGAAATCCTAAAATTACTGAAATCAATGCGGGACGATTTCTGACAGCTTCTTATGTTTTTTACTACAAGGCATACAATTTGCCTAAACTATTTGTGGAGCTTGCTCTGGGGTTAAAGAAGAGCAAATTAGGAGAATACCCAGAAGGCAAAGGTATAATTAGGCAGATAGATCAAGAACCATATTTTGGAGAATTATGAGAATTTGCATAGACCTTGATGATACAATTATGGATTATGAGAGCGGGGAGATGATTGCAGGTGCAGACAAAGCGATTAGGGATTTGAAAAAGAAAGGGCACAAAATAATTGTATTTACTGCTAACTGGCTTACTCACAAAGGAATAATTAAAGGTTGGTTAAAATCCCATAATATCCCTTATGACGATATAGTAATGGGTAAGCCAATATTTGATATTTTGATCGACGATAGGGCTCGGCAATTTAAGGGTTGGGATAAGAAGTATTTATGAAAATACCATTCAGTAAACCCACACTCGGACGAGAAGAAGAGAAAGCAGTTATCAAGGTTCTGCGTTCTAACTGGCTGGCGGCTGGGTCAAAAACAGAAGAATTTGAAAAGAAGTTTGCTGATTATGTGGGGGTGAAGTATGCGATATTTACCAACTCTTGCACAAGTGCTTTGAAGATGGCTTTTAAGTATCTTAAAGAAGAGGAGTATTATAAAAGTTATATCTGCCCTGAAAATACTTTTTGCGCTACTTATGCTGCCGCAGAGGAGATAGGATTAAAAAGAATGTCTGGTGGATATAGATCAGTGATAGTAGCAGTTCATTATGGCGGGATATTAGATCCAGTTTATTCTGAAACTTGCGACATTGAGGACTCCGCCCATCGCATAGAAAAAAATGACCCTTTAATGGGCAAAATAAGATGCTACAGCTTTTATGCCACTAAAAATATGACTTCAATCCAAGGCGGTATGTTGGTAACAGATGAAAGAAAAATATACAACAAGTGCAGATTATATTGGCGAGATGGACTATCAAGCTCAACCGCAGATAGATTAAAAGGTAAATCTTGGAAGTATGAAGTAAAAGCAATGGCAGGCGGATATGACTGCAATGATGTTTGTGCCGCAGTCGGACTTGAACAGCTTAAAAAGCTCCCAGAATTTACTAAAAGGCGGAATGAGATAAGAGATAAATACAATAAGGCGTTTGACACTGACTGGAAGGGTAATCATTTGTATATTTATTTTGTTAAAGAAGTAGATAAATTCATAGAATATATGGCTAAAAATGGTATTCAGTGCGGCTATCATTATCCAGGGACAGGTTGGAAGGGAGTAAGTTTGCCCATATATCCTCTTTTGAAAGATAAAGAAGTGAGATATATAATAAATAAAATTTTAGAATGGAGGAAAAATGAGAACGATTAAATCTTTTGAGGAAATTAAAAACATTCTCAGAAAATTCAAAAGAGCCAACGGTGTGGGTTATGTAATCACTCCGCAACTTTTACTAATTGGTGAAAAGATTGGTCTTTTTGGATACAGCGAAGCTCTTGCTAAATGGAGAGAAGGAAGTGTTTTCACAGAAAAGGTGTGTGAAAAAGATGAAAGGATTGGCATACCATCTGGGCTTTTTATCAGTTGGAATGGTCCCTCTCTTATCAGGAATGGAGAGAGAATTTTTTTGGGAATTGAAAAAGCAATAGAAGAGATCGAAGAAGCATTGAAAGGATTTTCTTAATGAAAAAACAAACTTTTAGTATAATTATGCCTGTCTATAAGGACGCCTATAAGACCATAGGGCGAGCAGTTTATTCTTTGCAAGACCAAGATTTTGAGAATTGGGAACTTGCCATTGTTTTTGACGGCGAAAATAAAAAAGGCATAAAAGCACTTAAAAAGGGATTTAATTTAGAAACTCACGGCAAGAAATATACTATTAAGCCGTTAAAAGATAAAAGAATTAAGTATTATGTTAAACCTTGGGGTGGAGCAGCTGATACCAGAAATTATGGAGTTAGAAAAACTTCGGGAGAATACATTGCTTTAATTGATCCTGATGTCTATCTTTATCCGGGGACTTTAAGAGAATGGTTCGGGGAGCTTGAAAACGATAAAGATATTGATTTTGTCTATGGACATTATGACATTGTCGGCGGTGAACAGATACTTGCAAGAGAATTTTCAAGAAAAGCACTTGAATCCACTAACTATATTTCAGGAGCATTTCCGATAAGAAGATCGGTGTGGGAGGACCAAAGAAAAGGACTTAAAGCATTGCAGGATTGGGATATGTGGTTAACGCTTACAGATAAGGGGTGCAAAGGTAAATTTATTGATAAATCTTTTTTTATCACTGAACCGCCGGGAGAAATTTCTAAGTATTCTCATACCCATTGGAAAGAACTTACATCTAAAATTAGGAAATGGCATAACATTCCTAAATCGGATTTAGTAGTCTGTTCTCTTGGTGCAGAGTGGCATGCCATCAATACCGCAGAGATTTTAGGGAGTGATGTCTTGCCAATCGTCTCACTTAAACCTCATAATTACAGAACAATTTATTTGTTGGGATTCTATCCTTCTGCCGTCAAGGCACACATAGGAATGTTTATGAATGACTTTAGAAGTTTTATGGCAGGCGGTTCAGTTGATGGAAAACCCATCAAAAGAGCAGATGCTACGAAGATAATTCATTGGATAGGAACTGATATTTTTCAAATGAAAACAATAGTTTCTTTTGATTCTTTACAGGGACTGAAGAGATTGTTTGAGGATTTTGGTATAATACATTTGACAGAAGCAAAGCATACGCAAGCCGAAATGAAGGAATTGGGAATAAAAACAAAAGTTGTGCCACTGCCTCCGAATAAATTATTCAGGTGGAAACAATTTAAACAGCCGAAAAAATTTGTAGTTGCCAATTATATCAATCCTACACAATCAGAGATGTACAAAGAAGAATTTATGAAAGATGTGGCTGACCATATGCCTGATGTAGAATTTATGTTTTTTGGGGATAAAAATAAAGTTTATAAAGAAAATAATTGCAATTATGTGGGATGGAAACCTATTGAGTGGATTATTAAAAACTCCTCTATACTTACAAGAATGGTTGTCCACGACGGACTACCCCACTCTCCTTTGCAGTTTTTAACTGCCGGCAGACGGGTAATATCAAATGTTAAAATAAAGTATTTTGATTATTGTCCTGTGGACAGAAAGGCAGTTATAGAAAAAATACGCAAACTTAAAAAGAATCCAATCGCACCCAAAAAAGCCAGTGATTTTTGGCGTAAAGAATTAGACCATAAGAAATTTAAGAAAAGAATAGAGAATTTAGTAAAGGAACCCTATGCCAAAAGAAAAAGAAACACCAAAAAAAAGACCAGAAGTTAAATGGGGAAAATGCGAGAATTGTGGATATAAGGGGCCTGTTGGTAAAAATGGTTGTCCAAAATGCAATGCGGATTATTGGTGGCATGAATTGTGGCATGAAAAAAAATAAACCTTTTTTCAGTATTGTTACGCCAACTTTCAACAGAGCAGATTACCTCTCTCAGCTAATAGAGGGAGTTTTGAGTCAGACTTACAAAAACTGGGAGCATATTATTGTTAATGACGGAGGGACTGACTCCTCTCCCGACCTTATACATTGGTATCAAAAAAAGAATAAAAACATTAGATATTTTGAGAGAAAAAAAAATATGGGGATTGGCTTTACCAGAAATGAAGGAAATTCTTATGCAAAGGGAAAATGGATTGTGGTAGCTGACTCTGATGATATTTGGCTGCCTAACCGACTGGAAATTCTTTATAGATATATAAATTTAGATGATAAAAAAATTAAACTATTGTTTCCAACCCCGCATTTAGGACTGCTTAAGAATTTTTGCAATCCTTGGGAAAAAGTAGATTTAATCTATGGCGGCATGCTTTGGATGGGCAGGGAAGGTAGAGCAGTCCGCCAATACTGGAAACCAACATCTCTTACCGCTGAAAAATTAAGAAAAGGCAATCAAGTGATAATACATGGTGCCTGTGCTTACAGAAAATGGGTGGCTGATAAAATAGGTTACAGAAATGAACAGAGAAAAAATGATGATTTTTGGTTTGTGGTTGACTGCTGGAACAGCAAAGTAAAGTTTGGTTTTGTCAATCAACCTTTAATGGGATACAGAATACTGGAAGATGGAGTTTCCAGAGTTAATTATCAGTCAATCAGGCGGGAAATGAAAAGAAAACTTAAATATGAAAAAATCAAAGACAGAATATAGGACAACTGATATTTCGCTTGTTGCTTATCTCTGCCTCCGAGGTTATAAGATTAAAGAAATTAAAAATGTAGGTACGAATATTGTACTTTATGAATTTGTTGTTAATTGCGATAAAAAAGAAGCAAAAAAATATCAAGATGAATTCTTAACTTCGGAGTTTAGAACCTATTATAAGGCCATTGAAGACATAAAATATCTGATGAGAAATTATCGGGAACGAGAAAGGGCTTGACAAGTAATTAGTATTGTGCAAGAATAGAAAAAACAAACCAAATCCATATCAAAAGACAGCAAACAAAATATCCGCTGTCTGTTTTATTTTATGAAAAAAAGTGAAAATAAAGTACTTGCTCAAGTCAAAGATGATTTTAATTCCGCTAAACAATTCAGAGCAGGTAAAGAAAGTAAATGGACTGAATTTTATAAACTCTATCGTGCTTACCTTGATGAAAGCAGGTATCCTTGGCGTTCTAATTTATTTATACCTTACTCTTTCTGGACTATTGAAACTATAGTCCCTCGACTTGTGGCCCGGAAACCTAAACTTTTAGTGCTTCCACGAGAAGAAAAAGACGAACAGCAGGCTGATATTATTGAAGAATTGATAGATTATGAATGGAAAGAAATAGGAATGGATCAGATAATTGAAGATATGGCCAGAGAGGGACTTAAATACGGCACTTCTTTTGTAAAAGTAGGTTGGGATCAAGAAGCGATGATGCCAAAAGTAGAAAACATTGACATATTAGACCTATATGTTGATCCGTATGCAACCTCTATTGAAGATGCCCGTTTTGTAATTTTTAGAACATTTAAGAGTAAAGAAGAGATAAAAGCCAATCCAAACTATAAAAATACCGCGCAATTAGAAGGATTAGAAGGCGTAGATAAAGAAGGAAATAAATCACAAAGATATGCGATACAGAAAATGTCTGATCCGACTGCTTCTGGAATTAGATCGGAAAAGAAAATAGAAATTATTGAACATTGGACAAAAGACAGCCTTAAAGTCGTAGCCGCAGAAAAAATAGTTCTTAGAGACGATGAAAATCCGTTTAAAGATAATAAAATTCCTTTTGTTGTATTTAAAGATTACCCTGTTGCTTTTGAGTTTTATGGTATTGGTGAAATAGAACATCTTGAATCTTTACAGAACGAAGCCAATTCAATCAGAAATCAAATTCTTGATGCTAATAACTTGATTATCAATCCAATGTATGAGGTCGATCCGACTTCTAATGTCAATATACAGAATTTAATTTCAAAGCCGGGAGCAATTCTTCAAAAAGGGCTTAAACCAGTAAGACAACCTATTTTACCGGCTCATGCCTTTCAGCTTGAAAGAGATATTAAAAATGATGTCCAGCAAACTACGGGAGTTACCGATTATCAGATTGGAGGAACAAGTGAAAGATCTCCGCTTAACAAGACAGCAACAGGCGTTTCTCTTATACAGGAAGCAGGAAATCAAAGATTTAAGCTTAAAATAAGACATCTGGAAAATTCCATTAAAGAATTGGGTTCTATGCTGCTCGCCAGAAATCAGCAATATATGGTTAAAACCAAAACAATCAGAATTATTGGAGAAAAAGGACTGGAATTTAAAAAAATTAAGCCAAAAGATATTGGTGGAAATTATGACATTATTCCAGAAGCAGGTTCGACAGAACCAGTAGATAAAACACTTGAAATCGCAAAAATGAAAGATTTTATGCTGCAATTAAGCAAGATACAGCAAACAGGGCAGATAAATGTAAGATGGTATGAGCTTGCGAAAAAGTTGGCTGATAAATATGATATTCAAGGAATTGAAGATATTATTCAGGAAACACAACCAGCCGCTGAGGAAGAAGTAGCCCCTGAAGTTATAACAATGTTAAATAAACTTGGTCCGGAGGGAACGGCTGAAGAAATTTCTAAAATGTCGCCTGCGGATCAGGAAATAATGAAAAATCAATTAGCTAAACTTGGAGGTCAATATGCCGGTGGAAATAGAGCGCAAACTCAGAGCCCAAGCCCGCAAGAAATTCCCCAAGAATAAAAAAAGGCAAGATGCCTATGTTTACGGGACACTTCGCAAGTTGGGATGGAAGCCGAGAAGAGAAAAGTATAAAACATCTAAACAGGTTAAAAATAGGATTGAGAGGTTATTAAATGCGAGAAAAAGACATCATCGAAAGAGGCGAAGCAGTTGAGATAATGTCTCTGACAGAGGGTTGGAAAATCATCAAAAAATGGTTAGAGGAACAATCTGATCCAATTCGTTTGTTGGGAGCAAATGAGGATAATTTTATTGCCATAAAAACTGAAATAAAAACATACGATAGTGTTTTAAAGAAGGTAGAAGAAATAATCAATGCTAAAAATGATGAGATAGAAAATAAATAGAATAGGAGGATTATGGCAGAAGAAGCCAAAACCCAAGGTGAGGGAGCAGAAACTACACCTCCCGCAGAAACCGAGGGCGGTTCAGACGAAACTCCTGAACCTTCCACGGAACCCTCAGAAAAAAAAGAGGAAACTTCCGAAAAACTCTATGCAGGTAAATTTAAAACTCCAGAGGAGTTAGAAAAAGCCTACAAAGAGAGTGAAAAAAGAATGCACATTGCTGCACAGGAAGCAGCGGATGCCAGAGCGGTAGCTGAAGATCTCTACAAATTTAATGAGACAGCACCCTCTGAAACAACCGAACCTGCTCCTGAAGAATCTCTACTTGAACAACAGACTTACGAAGAAGAGTTTAATCGGAGAGTAGAAGAAAAAGCGAGAGAAGTAGTAAATCAGACAGTGGGACCACCTCTTGCACGGCTCGAAGTGGCTGAAGCTCAAGCCAAATACGGTAAAGATTTCGACCGATTAAAAGAACATGCCAAGAAGATTTACAGAGAATTCCCAGAACTTCGTAAGCCTGGAAATCTTGACAGGGTATTGAGGATGGCTAAAGCCGAGCTCATACCCGAGGTAGAAGAAGCAGCAAAAGAGAAAGGTTCAAAGGAAACCCTTGCAAAGGTAAAAGAGGGAAGGCGAGCTCAAACAGAGTCGTCTAAAGGCGGAGGACGAGAGTCTAAAGTCACTCTTTCACCCGAGCAAAGGGAGAAGATGTCCAGTGCTGAACTCTTGAAGTATTTGCCTAAAAAAGAAGAATGACAAAGAGGCCTGCCGATAGGCAGGTAGGGTCGAAGCACTGGTTTAAAAGTTAATGATATGTGGAGGATACTATGGCATATGGAGGCACAGATACAGCTGAAGCTGGTATGGCTGCCTTGATGCAAGAGTATTATGACAAAGTGGCTTTGGAGACTTTAGTTCCCGAACTTGTTGCATATAATCTTTGCGAGAAGAAGAAAATTCCTAAAAATTCAGGCAAAATAGTAAAGTTCCACAGATATACAACATATTCAGGCGGAAAGTCGAACAAAGTTTCTGCGTTTTCTCTTACTGAAGGCGGTTCAGGTGCTTGGCCGACTTGGACCAAAGTATCTGCGGTAACCGTCTCAGCAACTCTCTTGCAATATGGTGATGCTAAGCAAACAACTGATCTGTTGGATATGACAGCTGTTTCAGATATGGTAACTGATACTCTTAAGGTTTGCATGATGGAAGCGGCTGATATAATTGACCAGAAAGTTCTTGAAGTTGCTTATGGCACTTCTTGCCGTTCTGGCAGTGATACAGCTATCCCATCAGGTGAGGGCTTTTTAATGTCTTGGCCATCAGCTCAAGGATATGAGATCGGAGCACTTTCAACTTTAACTTCTGCTTGTATTATGGATGTCAAGGCGGTGAAAGAGGCGGTTAAAGACTTGAAAGTTCTTAATGCTCAACCACGACAGAATGGGTATTACGCTATGATTGCCCACCCAGTTCAGACCAATGCTTTGATGAATGATAGTGCTTGGCAAAATGCTTACCAGTACACTGACGCTGAGAATCTGAGAAAAGGACATGTAGGTAAAATCTATGGAGTAGAAGTCTTTGAAACAACGAATATCCACATGACTGCTTCAGGAACGGGTAATCCCAATACCACTTCTGCTTATTTTGCAGTTATTCTTGGCCGAGGTGCGTTGGCAGCAACTGAAATTGATGGTGGCAACCTGCAAACTTATGTGAAAAGACCGAACCAGTATGATACAGCTAATCCGCTGAATCAGTGGTCATCTATTGGATGGAAAATCACCTTTGTTCCAGTTATTCTTAATGCTTCAGCAGGTCGTATCTTAGTCACAGCCGATGGATAAATCTTAAATAATAAAAATTTAAGTGGCTATGGGGCAAGCCTGAGTGGAAACCCTGACTGCCCTGACTGCCGTTAGGCAGGCCTGACTGCCGTCAGACAGGTCAGAAAGTGAGTCCACAGCCCCACACAAACCACATGGAAAGAAAATTACGCATATTCACACCAATCATAGAAGATTCTGGTGTGGGCTTTTATCGAATAGCCCAGCCAACTAAAAATTTTGCTGAAAAGGAAAAGGCTTATGTTATGAGTTCGCCTTTCACAGGACAAATGCAAATTAAAGATATTGATGGCGGACTCTTAGAGCAAGGTGCAAAATGGGCAGATATAATTTTTATGAATACTGCCAAAGACGCAAGGATGTTGGTTACAATAATGGCACTTAGAGATTGGCAGAGAAAAAAACTTGTGATTGATGTTGATGATAATTTGATAAATTTAGATCCTGATCATCCTTCTTACAAAGCATATACCGATCCGCAAAAAAATCCGTCATTGTTTGCCCAAAAATCTCTTATGTATGCAGATATGGTGGTTGTTTCGACAGAATACTTAAAAGGTTTTTACGGAGATCTTAATAAAAATATATATGTTAATCCCAACTCAATAGACTTCAAAATCTGGAAACATAAGAAAAAAAAGCATAAAAAACTCCGTATTGGTTGGGCTGGAGCTGCGGGACATAAAGAAAATTTAGAAATGGTAGCAAAACCTCTGCAGAAAATCAAAAAGAAATACAAAAATGTAGATATTGTAACATTTGGTGAAATTCCCAGAGGTTTCAAATCGGATTGGCATAAAAAATGGGTTCCTTTTGCCAAATATTCCAAAACATATGCAAATCTCGGTTTTGACATTATAATTGCTCCGCTTAGGGACAGCAGATATAACAGAGCTAAATCTAACCTTAGATTGATTGAAGCAGGAGCTCTTAAAATACCGGCCGTGGCATCACCAGTAGAACCATACAAGAACTTCCCTTGTTTGTATGCCAAGGAAGAAGAAGATTGGTTTAACCAGTTAGAGAAATTGATTAAAGACAGAACATTGAGAAATAAGATAGGCAGAATGGCTTATCAAGAAGTCAAAGAAAAATATGAAATAAATAAAAATTCGGAGGCACTATTAAAGAAATTTCAACAACTAACAAAGAGGAAATGGATAGACAGGAGACCTCTGATACCACGATATTCCGAAGTGCGGCAATAGAAGACATTAAAGAAAAAATAGCGGAACTGGATATAAAGGCTGAAAAAAGAGACCCCACAAAAAAGGAGACCGAACTTATTATTGAAGGACTGAAGACGAGTGAACCAGCTTTTTCTGTATATGGTAAGGTCAAAAAGTATCCATATACAGCTAAATATTTTGGATTAGAAATGCTTTACGGAAAGGCGGAAAGAATAGATAAGCAAATAGATTATTTAGATAAATATATTGCTGAAGAAATCAGGGACGAAAGGCTTGAAAATACCACCAAAGCGGCAGATAGCATTTTAGAAAAATTGCAAAGAGATTTGTTCTTACCAGAACATCTTGACTCTTTTGAGAAAATAAAAAGATTAAATGAGTTTGCAAAAATTTTAAGGGAAGAGAAAAAATTAAAAGAAAGAAAAATGAAACTTTTAGGAGGTTAATATGGATTTTTCAACAATGGTGGATGCGGTGCAGGACACCGTTGACGATACAAGCAGCAGCGGAGAGGCAAGAATAAAAAGGTATCTTAACTGGGCACAACAAGACATTGCTTCCCGCAAAGATTGGCACTGGCTTAAAAGTTCAAAGACGCTTACCACTACCAGCGGCACAGAAGAATATTCTCTTGATTCAACTTGCCATAAAGTTATTGCAATGAAAGATGAAACTAATGAAACTTATTTGCGTCCTATCAATGCAAGAGCTTTTGAAGTTTCAGAACCTTATGTTGATACCAGTTCGGACACAGGAAAGCCAAGATATTGGTATCCTTCGGAAATTGATTCAAGCGAGAATCAGCAAGTTAAGTTTTACCCTGTCCCAAACGGATCTTATACTATTCGCTACCGCTTTTACAAAAGATTATCTGATATGTCTGCAGATACTGATGTTTCAAGAGTACCAGCCAAATACCATAAATTATTGGTTGATTTTGCCTGTGGTAAATATTTACAGAAAGAACAAGACCCGCAAGCCAATCACTTTCTGGTTGAATATGAAAATGGCATAGCCAATATGGCTTCAGATATGATGGCTGAAACAGATGCTATTCCATCTGTTATACCAGCCCAGCATCAAAAACAAGCAGTTAGAGATTTAAGGTTTTAAATATGCCAATAGGAAAACTTAAATTACCACCTATCTCACAACAGGATTACTTGAGACAAGAAATCAAGGATTTTGTTGGTATGAATAATACCTTACATCCTTCACTTTTGTCGGATAACCAGCCAACCAGGCTCTTAAATTCATATTTTGAAAATGGGATTTTGAAAAAAAGAAATGGTTATGCCAAAGAAGGTGATTATTTAACAGCCAAACATACAGAGAATTTTACTTCTACTACTTACAGAGACGGGACAAATACTACAGGAGACTGGACGACTGATGGCACGGCCAATCTTTTGACTAATACAGATGATAATGTGGATACTTCCACCATTAGTGCCGCGACTGGTTATTCAAAAGACAGACATGTGGTTATAGATTCTACTACCAATTATATTGTTATGCTTTACCAAGATGGTACAACTGGACTTCGGGCTGTGAAATCTGAAGATAATGGGGCGACTTGGGTCAAATTAGACGGCACTGCCGGACAGACTACCATCACCAGCGATAAAAATTCCTATTTTTCTATCTGGATTGACGGAAATGAGGATATTCATGTAGTTTACCAATCCGATGATTCAACCTCAAGAGTATATTACAGAAAACTAACCTATTCTGGTGGTGATTGGTCGGTAGGTGATGAAAAGCTGATTTATGCCATGTCAGGTTATCATGGTGGACACCCTACCATAACTGTTACTTCGGCTGGAAAAATTTGGATTAGTATATGGACTACTCCGGGGGTTAAAACATATTATTCAAATGATGGTGGCTCAACCTTTATATGTGATACAACTTTCTTTATTGATACTTATCCTGATACCAATGTTTATCCAGCGTTGATACTAAACAATGATGAACCATTTTTAGTTGTTCAAAGGAGAGATGCCTCTAACAATCTCACAACCTACAAGTCCTATGAATATGATGGCTCGCATTGGGGAGATGCAGTTCCTATTGCTACCACAACCGTAAATGCTGACAGACAATTCTCACTTACCAGAAAAGGCGACGATGATTTATGGCTTGTTTGGAAAGGGGCTAATGGCATATATGTTCATAACTTCACTGGCGGGCTTTGGGAAAATTGGCATACAATTACTTCTCAATCCAATGATGTCTATCCTCAAATTTCTACAGACGGAACTAATCTTTGGGTAATTTTCAGCCGTTATATAAGTTCTTATGTTTATGAGATAGATTATAGAATATATAGTAATGGAAGTTGGGATGCATGGCCGGCCATTGTTTCTGACGACAAGCATAATCATTATATTTCAATACCTCTTACTATTTCAGGTCAAACTTTTATGCCTCTTGCGTATAGGGAAGGCACGGCATCTCCTTGGACAATCAAGACAAGATGTATTCAGCTTTCAGGAGTTATCCAGTCAACAGGATATAATTCAGGGGCTGGTTCTCAAACTTATTCAGCAGAAACAGTCACTACTGCTAATGGGGGAACGGTAGGAGATTTCTATTATTCAGAATCGTCTGATGATGGTTCAACCGATCCTTACAGTTCTTGGACAACTGACATTTCAGCCCTCAGTGAACAATACATAAAGTTTAAGTGCACTCTTAGCACTACCCGGCTTGATACTTCCCCTACTATTTCAAGAGTATCTATTACTTATGGCGGTGCTAAAGTGGTTTCACTTCACTCTTTTACCAGAAGCGATGGAGAAAATTATCTTCTGGCGATTGCAGGAAGTGAAATATATGTCAGAGAATCTGGCACAAGCTGGGTCTCCATTAAATCAGGACTCACAGCTGACATTCCTTGTACAGATTGTGTATTTGAAAACTTTTTAATTATGACAAATGGCACGGATAATGTAATGAGATTTGATGGGGCGGTTGAAGATGGAACGATTGCAGTAACTCAAAATGACGCTACTGTTGTAGGAACTGGCACCAGTTGGAATACTCAAGGATCGGGGGAGCTTGTGGCGGGCGGTTCAATTAAACTTCCTGATGGGAACTGGTGGACTATTGATTCAGTTACAGATGATACACATTTGGAGCTTACTTCTAACTGGACAGGAAATACTGAATCTGGAAAAACATATACTGCTTATGCTGTCAAAGATTTGGAAGGTTCGCCTCCAACCGGCAAATATATAAGCAGTCATAAAAATCATGTCTTTATTACAGGAAATTCAACCCATCCTACTCGTCTTTATTGGTCAAATATTGGAGATGCAGAAGCATGGACTACTGCTTCAGATTTTATTGATATAGATACCGATGACGGACAGCTAAATACAGGGCTTGCTTCGCTTCGCGACACTCTATTGATTTTCAAATACGACTCCAAAGGACAGAAAAAATCAGTTCATGGTCTATTCGGCTCATCTTCTTCAGATTTCTCAGTCAGACCTCTTACTACTGCCTACGGGGCTGTCTCTGGATATGCTGTAGTCACAGCACCCAATGCTGTTTACTTTTTAGATCGTTTTGGGATAATTGAAACAGATGGAATCAATTTCAGGAATATTTCTAAATATGATATCCAAAGTACTATAGATAACTGGAACCACCAATATTTAGATAAAGCTACGGCTGTATTTTTTGACGAGAAAGTTTTTTTTGCCATTCCTTATTCAAGCTCAACTACCAATAACAGAATCTTGGTGTATGATTTAAGGGAAAGAAAGGGTTGGGGAGAACATTCAGGCCTCAATCCTTCCACTTTTGCGGTTTATACTTCCTCAAACACTCCAGAACTTTATTTTGGAGATCAAACAGCGGTTTCTACCATTTTTAAGTGGAATTCAGGAACAAATGACAATGACGCAGCCATTGATTGGATAGTAGAAACTAAAGAATTTAATTTTGATGATTATTTTGCAAAAAAGAAATTTAAGTATTTGTATGTTTTCTTTGAGCCGACCGGTGCTTATGATGTTACAGTTTCATATGCTTTAGACGGCGAGAGTTCTTATACCGATCTTAATGAGACAGTTGAAACAGATTCAGGTACTGATGATGTGATAAAAAGATGGAATTTAAGCGGTCTGTCTGGTTCAAGTATCAGATTCAAATTTAGAAATAATGCCGCTGATGAGCCAATATCACTGGTTAAGATTGGATTAGTGGCAATACCTAAAGGAATTAGGAGGACATAATGGCAATTATACCTTTAGACGAGAGAGTTCAGAGGTTAGCAAGCAAAGGTGATCCTATTGCTCAAGCAATTACCTCTGTTTACAGATTTTTAGGTTCGCAGCAACTTGATGAGGCAAATATTGCTTTTAAAAGTATAGATACAAAAAATATTAAAGACAATGCCGTTGACAAGACAAAAATAGCTCATACATTCGGCGCAAGCAATAAAGCTCCCTTAAATTATGTTCCTCTTTCTTCTGATGATGTGGTAATGAACAACAATAGTGAGGTTGACTGGACCGATTTAGATCTGACAAGCAGTACCAGCTCCACTGCAACCGTTGTCCACCTTTATCTGCAAATTAAAGACAACACAAAGTTTAGCTGGCTTGGAGTAAGGACAAACGGAGGCGGACATACTCGTTATCTGCAGGTAGGGGAGACGGATGTCTATCACCGCCAAGAATTTATAATTCCAATGGATTCCAATCAGATTATTGAATATGCAATTGATGATGCAGGAGGGAGTGCGGTTACCTCTGCATCTATAATTGTCTGCGGCTATTTTGAGCCGATGTATAAATAAAATAGGGAGGTATTTATGGCATACCCAAAACTAATTCGGGAAGTCGGCAGGCCTCATGTCTATGAACTTGGCCCCGGCGGAGTTTATTCCCATGTCCCTTCAAAAAAAGAGTTTCTAAGAAGAGGATATAAGTTCAAGGATGTGCAGGAAGTCCCAAATATCGGGCAATATATGTATGAACCTCTTTACGGCGCTTTAGAAGAAAAAATCAAAGGGTATTATGGTACTCTTGAGGAGCAGCTGGGAAAGAAACTTCAGAGCGAATATGCTAAAAGAGGTATTCTCGAATCTGGGCTTTATGGCAAAGCATATGCAGAACAGACAGGGGCAATCGAAAGACAGAAAGCGGCAGAATTGGCAAAAATTGCCCTTTCAAAACTCGAAGCCAGAACCACTGGTATGGAAAGAGGTATGGAATGGGGCAGAGAAGCACAAAGATTTAAATGGGAAGCAAAATCTCAGAAACAACAACAACAATGGGATATGTTCCAAAAATTATTAGCAACATTAACATAAGGAGGTAAAGATGCCAAGAATGATCACAAGAGAACAATATGGCAAATTTTTTGATAAAGATTTTCCTATTGATTATGACACTTTTGTTTCGCTTGTGAACAGAATAAGAGCATCAAGATTTACAGGCAGGAGTTATGGAAGGAGTTATGGAAGCAGCGGTAGAAGTACCTCTGATTTCTATGGCAGAAGTCCTTGGAGAGAAGAGTTAGCTATTGATTTGGAGAATGCAGTTAAAGATTGGTATAAAAGAGAAAAAAGCAGACTGGCAAATAATGAACCTCCTGGTTGGGAATCAGAAGATATTTATATTCCCATGCTTCAAGCAAAGTATGGTCATCTTACAGGTATGAGTCCAGCAAAAGTTGCCAGAATGTTCTATTCAGCAAGGCGACCGTATGAATCAGGTTTAAGGAGGTAAAATGCCTATTAACTGGGGTGCGGTTTTTAAAACCATTGGAAAAGATAAAGAATTTAAGAAAAGAATACAACAGCGTCAAGCTCAGAGGAAGCATGCTTTTAAGGTAGGAAAAAGTTTAAAACTGGGACAACCAATCAATTCGGAGATAATAGCCAAAGCAGAAAGAGCTCAAGAATTTCTTAAGCAACCCTGGTATAAGCAATTAGGCAGAATGGTTACAGGCAGAGCAAAGGAATTTAGACCAACAGCCAAAGAACTATTTAAAGAAGCGGGCAAGGAAGTTGCCGGCAGAGGAATAAAATGGCTTAGCGATATGCTTTTAGCTCCAGAGACCGCTTTTGCACCAGGAAAGAAAGGTTTGACCAAGGAGCAGATAGAAAGAGCAAGGGCGGAGAAAAGAACAGTACCTCGCAGAATGGTAGGAGGAGCATTAGAAGCTGCCTCATATATTACAACCCCTGGTATAAGTAAGGGATTTTTGGGTGTGACAAAAGGACTTAAGGCAGCCAAAATCCCCTTATGGAGAAAAATAGGTAGAGCTGCTTATAGTGGTGCTAAAGAAATCGCTCCACTTGGTGCTTTAATAGGTGGGGGAGCTGAAGCAAGAAAAGTCAGAACTACCCCCGGCAGAATTTTAAAAGAAACAGGAAAAGGTTTTATTGGTGGTGCTGTTACTGGTGCAGCGACAGCTCCTCTTGGATTAGCAAAATGGCCGTGGGGTAGAAAAGGCACGAAAATTGCTAAATTGCCTCCTAAAAGAACCCCTTTTAAAGAAGGAACTAAAAAAGTAATCAGTCCTGTTTCTAAAGTTCCGAAAGAATTAGAGCCATTAGCAAGAGAGGCGAGGAAGTATAAGAGTGCGGAGGAGTTTGTGAATTATTTTACAAAAAACAAAAAAAACATTCCGCTGTCAAGAGAATATAAAAAGTATTTATCTGAACAACAAGATTTTGTTAGCCGAGAAAAAGCAATTTATTCTAAATTAAAGAAATTGAAAAATAAGTATAAGGGGATAAAAGCAGAAGAAGCGACTCCGTCTCAAATTAAACAAGAAAAAATAGACAGAGAGCAATATATTAAATTAAATAATGAACTTAAAACAATTTTAAGCAAAAAAACATTAGCAAAAATCCCAGAGACACCGATTAAAATTCATATTGGAGAAAAGGAATTAAGGCAACAACTTAAATCTTTCTACAACCAAGCAGTCAAAGGAGTAAAAGAAGTTAAGCCAGTTTCTAAAATTGTTCCAGAAGCAAAAAAATTCATCCCAGAGGCAATTTCAAAGAAAAAATTAACAATAAAAGATTTTAAAACAGATGATGATTGGTATAATTTTGGTGAAGTATTAAGTGGGAAAGAATTAAAAGGATTACCCGCTAAACAAAAAGATATAGTAAGTTTAGCAAAGAAATATAATACTACTCAAGAAGTAATAGAAAAAGCAATCAATAGGTATCAAGGTTTTATTCCTAAAATAGAAGGGGTAAAAGAGGCCAAAATAAAAGTTCCTGAAAAAGTTATCAGGCGAAGAGCAGTGGGTGAAATAGGAGAACAACGAGTCGGGGGCAGACCTCAGTGGTGGAAAACAGAACTTCCCAAAGAAGCAAAAGAAATTTCAGTTGAGGGTAAAGAAGCAGTTGAAGCAACTCCTTTTATGGAATGGATTGGAATGAAGCCGATGCGTGAAATTGGCAAAAGACATCCTGTGGCCGGGGATATAGTCAAGATGGGGAGAGAAGCACAACTTGGTTATGCCTTTGAAAGGCAGATTGGTTGGGATAAGGCAGAAAGTTTCTTCAAAGGATTATCAGAGAAAGAAGGAGCACTGGCAGTTAATATCCAAGAACAGGGAATTAAAAATTTATCTAAATATCCCGAGAAAATTCAAAAAGCAGTTAAAGGAATGAGATGGTTTAACAAACAAATCAAAGAAATGGCAAGAAAAGAATTCGGAATTGATACTTCCAAGTGGGGTTTCACAGAAGAAAACTATTTCCACCATATGTGGACAGGAGATCAAGCGGTAGTGGCTGATGGTAAGATAATTGGTTTTGGTAAAATGAAAGATGCTTTCAAATTGGCACAGCAATACAAAGCTGTGCATAAAACTGCCAATGTGGTAATCAAGCCAAAATTTGTGATGAAAGATACTCCCACTACTCTACTTTCTCAAAAAGGTTTTTGGTCTTTTGTGAATAAAATAGCAGATAGAGTGGCGGTGACTCCTGAAGAACTTTTACAAGAGATGCGAGGAGTGGCAGCCATTAAACCGAGAGCTAAGTTTGTTGGTGCTTTTTTGCCAAGAAAAGCCAATCTTGAAAATTATATTAAAAATCCAGAATATGTCTATAAAACTCTTTGGAACAGAATATCAAGGAAAAAGTGGTTTGAACCATTTTCAAGAAAAGCTACTTTCAATCTTTCTAAAATTGAAAATCCAGCTCTTAGAAATGAAATAGCGAAATATATTGAAGCAGTTTCTGGTAAATTTTATGAGCCAGTTTCAGTCTTGGGAGTGGATATTTCAAGACTTACTTCAGTTATTACAAAACTTGAATCATACTTAAAATTGGGTTATCGTCCTTCCACTGCTTTTGTTAACAGACTTCAGCCGCTTCAGATGACTTATCCCATTATTGGTAATGACCTCTTTAGGGGTTCATTGATGCGTTTTACAAAATTGGGCAGGAAACTTATTAGGCAATCAAAAATTTTGGCTGAACAACCTAAATACTATGCAGGTGAATTTATCCCAGCCAGAAAAGAGAAACTTTGGAACTTTCTTTATCTTTTTGGCAAGGCGGAGCAAGCCAACAGAGAAGAAACTCTGCTTGGCGGTTATTTATTCGCCAAAAGAAAATTTGGATTTGATAATAAAAAAGCTCTTGAATTTGGAAAAGATTTAGTGGCTGCTACTCAATTCATTTATGATGCTTCAGATATTCCCAGAATTATGCGTTCTCCCATTGGTAGAATGGCATTTCAGTTTAGACCATTTGTGATTAACTATCTCTATAATGCTAAAAATATCTTACTCGGCAAAGAATTAGGGGGACTTGAAAGGTATGGTATTAAACTTAGTAAAATGGACAAGACCACAAGAGCCATAAAGTGGCTTGGGGCTAACTTTGCCGTAGGCGGGCTCAGAACCATCTCTATGCTTGGTAAATATGCCTCAGTTGGTTTTCTTTCTTACTTGGCAATCAAACATCCTAAAGTTTTTCAGGGGGCATTAAATTATGCAGGAATTGATATATCTGCAAGAGCAGGTGCAAATCCTATGGAGCTTATACCGGAGAGCGGCTGGGAGCTTTTGGGTATTCTGCCGGGAGATATACAGAAATTTTATAAGGCGATTAAAAAGAAAGATTTTAAAGAGGCAATGAAAATCAGTCCTATGGCTTGGAATGTTTATCAAGCACTTACCGTAGAAAAAGAAGCGGCGGTTCAGCCAACTACTTATGAAAGAATTCTGACTGCAGCGGGCTTCAAACCAGCCAGATTATCAACAGTTAGGGAAGCCCAGAGATATATTAAATACTTAAGAGAAGACCAAAGAACTTCTGTTTGGCAAATGCCCACTAAAAAAGCAATCCAGAATATGATCTACAATATCCAAGAAAGTAAAACTTATACGGATGAAAAAAAGAAAGAAATTATCAGAGAGATTTTGAAACAATTAAAAATTCCTGAATCAGATTATCCTTATTATTTAGAACAGAGGAAAATAAGAATGCGAGAATCAAGAAAAAGAAAAGAAAAACAGCCAGAAGAAGAAGAACAGCCAAGAGGGTATTTTAAAACACTATTTAAATCTTTTTAATTTATGTCAACTCAACACAGACATCATTTAAGCGAACAAGAAGCAGTAAATATCGGTTGGGATAATACTTTTGATGTGCCGGTAACTTTACCAGTGGAGTCAGACGGCACAAATATAAGAAGAGCCCAGACTAAGTTAATGGCAGTTAAAGTTACTATCAGCGGTGATGATACTTATGTTGCTTATGCTCCTATCGGCACAGCACAATCTTCTGCCGCTTGGCAGTGTAAAAAAATAGCAGTTTCTGGTTCAGATATAACTATCACTTGGGCTGATGGCAATGCAAACTTTGACAATGTTGCCACGGATTTAACAGCATTAAGTTATTCATAATGGCAAAACCACATTTTGACAATTTACTTTCAGAAATGGTGATGCACGACCATACCCTTACTGAACTAAGCGATGTTAACGCGGGAAGCCCCTCTGACAACCAAGCTCTTACTTGGGATGCGGCGACTTCTAAATGGGTGCCTGAAACAATTTCAGGTTCGGGTGATGTCGTTGGTCCCGCCTCAGCAACTGATAACGCTGTTGTCAGATTTGATTCAACTACTGGAAAATTGATTCAGAACAGCGGAGTAACGATTGATGATTCAGATAATGTGACTCTTACGGGAAACATAACTATTGATTCTGATTCAGCAGGGATTGTCTTTGGCGATGAGCAAGACGCCACCCTTAAATGGGACAATACCAATGATATAGTTGCTCTGAACGAAGATTTGGAAATTGAAAGACTGGGTATTGGTTCGCACGATTTTTCTTTTGAAGGGACTAAACTTATAGCTGAAAATGACGGCGACCATTCAGTAGGGTTGTTCATCAGCCATAATAGTCTGGGAGATAACAGAGCAGGCGGGTTGTTAATGGGAATGAGCAGGGGGACTAAAGCCTCTCCCTCGGCAGTGGTAAGCGGAGACAGGCTTGGCTATTTCTTGGCAAGAGGTTATGATGGAAGTGCCTGGCAGCACCCCGCAGGAATCAACTATATCTCCGAAGGAACAATCTCATCTGGCAATGTACCCTGTAAGGTAGAATTTCTGACTGGCTCTAATTCAAGCAACCGTTCAGCAAGATTAACCATTTCAAGCAGCGGGACAATAACCACCACTGGAGCTTTCAATGCCAATAATTCAACATTCAATATCGGCAGTTATGGGAGTAAGCTCTTTGGCGATGTCGGTGTAACAATCAAAAAAGATGTCAATGCGGTGGCAGGCGTTGAGATGCACAATTCAAGCACAGGCGGAAATGCCGACTTCCGCTTTATGGTCTTGGATACAGCAAAAAAGTTCTATATGGCTTATGCAGTCCCTGGAAGCGGAAACACTGCCAGTTTATTCGGACTTACGAGGAACGCCACGGCATATATTTTCACCAATGTCGCCAGCGGAGGCACGGCAAGGGATTTCGCCATTGGCACGGTTGACGCCAAGGACTTGTATTTTGCCACCAACAACACCCAGCGGGTAAAAATAGCCAGTAATGGTAATGCATATATTGGCGACGGAGGAACTACTAATTATCTTGAAATAAAATCTGACGGTGAAATTAACTTACACGGAACAGCCAGAGTTACAAAGGATTTATGGATTGA